CGACGCTCTTCCGATCTCTGTCGGCTGACTGGTGTATAATTTAGACATCACGTAGCACCTCTCGTGTTTGGTTTGTGGTGAATCTTGAAGTGGTAAACTAAAATTGGACACGGAGGGGGTAATTTTTGGACATACGGTGTATACTGTACGGATAGTACGAAATTAATTATCGGACAGAAATTCTCCCTCACAGGACAGGAGGTTTGCCGTGAAGTACACAAAAGAACAGAGATTGGACATTGGCCGCCGCATTTACGACGGCGAAATCAGCCGGTATGAAGCTGCAGAGGAATACGTTATCAATGAGCAGACGGCACGGAATTACATGAGAATGTACCGGGATGCCAACCAGTTGCCGCCCAAGCAGGGACGAAGAAGCATCTGTGCGCCCTCGTTCAAGAAAGCTCCGGCAGAGCTGGATGAACTGAAGGCGATGACAAAGGAAGAACTTATCCAGGAACTAATCAAGGCCAAGATAACCGAGGCACGGCTAAAAAAAGGCTACGAGGTGAAGGGGGATGGTACTGTAATTCTGTACGGCAACAAGATTATCAAGTAATCATGGAACTATCCGGAGAAATTCCGGTGAAGCTTCTTTGCAAGACAATGGGCATCCAGAGGAGCAGTTTCTACGCTTGGAAAAAACATCTTTCTCAGCCGTCGGGCAAAGAAAAGCGCCTTTTGAGCAACGTCCTGCTGTTCCAGGAGTACCATTGGAAGTATCCATCGCACGGCTATCGCTGGCTGAACGCCAAGATACGGTTGGACAAAGAGATTGTCCTGTCCGATCCCTATGCCCACAAATGCTGTAGGATTGCGGGAATCAAGAGCAAATCCAAGCACTACAGGTACAAGAAGGCTGGCGATCCAGCGCGGATATTTCCCAACCTGCTCATGTCTGAAATGCAGATCGATGGGCCAATGCAGTGCATCGTGAGTGATATGACCGCTTTTTATGTGAAAGGCATCTACCATGAACTGACTCTTTATATGGATCTATGGAACAATGAGATTGTCAGTCATTCCCTCTCTGCAAAACGCGGTGATCGCATGACTTACATCAGCGGACTGGAAAATCTGATTGAGTGGCAAAAACGGCATCCGGAGCACCAAATGGTTCTCCATTCTGACCAGGGATCGGTCTACGCCTCCAAAGCCTACAACGAGCTATTGCCCATGTACGGCATCACCCGATCCATGTCACGTGCCGGGACCCCCACAGACAATGCCGCTATGGAGTCCATCAATGGATGGATCAAGGCGGAGCTGTTCATGGACTTGCATGTGACCGGCGAGAAACCGGTCAAGGAGGAGGTGGATGACTACATTCTTTTCTTCAATGAACAGAGGCCAGCCTATTCCTTAGGCTACCTGACGCCGAAGCAGTATCGGGAACGTCACACGCCCATCTGCTGATCTCGTCTGCATTATCGATGGCATGGTTTGTCTAACAAGCTTGAAGGATGTCAGAAAAGTTGATGAATCTTGTACATCGATTCGTTTTTTATGCCTGATTTTTTTAGTTTTGTGTCCAATTTTTGTTGACAAGTGCAAGTGACTGCATCTTTGATTGTATGAAGTGATGTATTAGTAATGGCAATAAGAGTGCTAATTGCTGATGATCACGCTCTATTGAGCCAATACGACCCGTTGAATTTGGCGGGTCGTTCAACAGATAGTAGGAGGTTATTATGAAGAAATTTTGTTTTTTGTTTTTGATAATCTGTGGCTTGATGGTTTTCTGCCTTCAGGATTGTCAAGCGCGGCAGAAATTAAATCTTGCTGATCTGGAAAATAAATATAACGCCGTGATTGGTGTTTACGCCGTTGACATGGAGAATGGAAAAAAAATTTGCTACAAACCTGATACGCGTTTTTCCTACTGCTCGACACACAAAGTTTTTACGGCTGCAGAATTGCTAAGACAAAAAAATACCTCCGATTTGAATGAAATTCGTAAGTTTTCGGCGGAAGATATTTTGTCCTACGCGCCAATCACCAAAGACCATGTTGCTGATGGCATGACGCTGGCGGAAATTTGTTCGGCATCGCTCAGGTGGAGTGACAACACGGCGGCAAATTTAATTTTGCAGGAGATCGGCGGCGTGGAAAATTTCAAGGTGGCACTTAAAAATATTGGCGACAAAACTACCAAACCTGCGCGAAATGAACCTGAACTTAATCTTTTCAATCCAAAAGATAATCGTGATACTAGCACGCCGAGACAGATGGTAAAAAATTTGCAAGTCTATATATTCGGCGATATTTTGAGCGACGACAAGAAAAAACTGCTGATTGATTGGATGAGCGACAATTCCATAACCGACACGCTTATCAAGGCAGAAACTCCGCAAGGTTGGAAAGTTATCGACAAGAGCGGTTCAGGCGATTATGGGGCGCGGAATGATATTGCCGTGATTTATCCGCCCAATCGCAAACCCATTGTCATGGCGATAATGTCGCGCCGCACGGAAAAAAATGCAAAATCTGACGACGCTATGATTGCGGAGGCGGCAAAACGAATTTTTGATAATTTAGTATTTTAAAGGGGCTTGATAGCATCGGTATTGCCGATGGGCAGAGAGGGCCATCACGCAAAAATATTTCGCCAAACATTTATATCTCACTCAAACTTCGCACACCTGAAACCCTTACTATTATATCATATTCCGATTTTCTTCATCAAAAATACGGCAGAGAATCCTGCGTTTCCTCTTGGATTCTCTGCCGTAATCCTTTTTTCCTGCTTATGCTCTGATTTCCGTCCCGTCCTTGAAGGTCACCCGGATATCGTCTTTGCTGTACACTGTGATGAAATCCACCAGGCTGCCCCACAGCCGGGCATCGAACTCCTTAATGAGATCCTGATTCCTAAGCTCCTTGATGAAGCTGTCCATCTGACGGCTCCGGGCCTTGCGATACTGGATGGCTTCACAGGTCTTGTCGTACTGCGTCTTCGCTGCTTCATACCGACTGACCAGTTCGTTGTAGTTCCGGTAATAATCATCCTGGTTCTGCGCGACCCTGGCGTTCTCGGCTATGAGCTGCTGTATCTTGTCGGCCAGCAGGTTCAAATCTGTGCTTATCCTGTCCCGCTCCTCTTCCAAGTCTTCTGTGTCAGTGAGCCGTTCCTTCAGCAGTGTGATGCTGTCAAGTACGTCCGCTTTGTTTTCGATGAGCTGATTGACGGCCCGGACGAAGGCTTCCTTGATATCATCCTCTGTCAGATGTGGTGTCTTGCAATGGCTCTTGAACTTATCGTTGCATCGGTAGATGGTTCTGCGGTACTTGTCGGTCGAATGCCAGACCTTGGCCCCGTACCAGCCTCCGCACTGGCCGCACTTGATTTTGCTGGAGAAGATGGATACGCCGCTGTAACGTCCCCTGCCTTCACGCCGCCGCTTGATTTCTTCCTGTACCCAGTCGAAGACCTGCGGGCTGATGATGGCTTCGTGGTTATTTTCCACATAGTACTGCGGCACTTCCCCTTCATTCGCTTTCGTTTCTTTGGTCAGGAAGTTGACGGTGAACCGCTTCTGCAGCAGGGCATCGCCCTTGTATTTCTCATTTGTCAGGATGCTCTCTACCGTCCCCGGATACCAGCGTTTCTTTCTTGCCGGAGTTTCCAGCCCTCTGGAAGTCAGCTCCCTGGCAATGGAGTGGAAGGTATACCCGTCCAGGAACAAGCGGTAAATCAGTTTCACCGTCTTGGCCTGTTCCCGGTTGACGACCAGATTCCCGTCCGGTCCCCGGTCATAGCCAAGGAAATGGCCGAACGGCACACACACCTTCCCGTCAGCGAATCGCTTCCGATGGCCCCAGGTGACGTTTTCCGAGATGCTCCTGCTTTCTTCCTGCGCCAGGGAACTCATGATGGTGATGAGGAGTTCGCCCTTGGCATCGAGCGTCCAGATATTTTCCTTCTCGAAATATATCTCGATGCCCTTGTCCTTGAGCTTGCGTACCGTTGTCAGGCTGTCTACGGTATTTCTGGCGAAGCGGCTGACTGATTTTGTGACGATGAGGTCGATTTTCCCATCCATGGCATCCCTGACCATCCGCTTGAAGCCATCGCGGTGACGCGTGTTGGTAGCCGAGATGCCTTCATCGGTGTAGATGCCGACAAATTCCCAGTCATCCCGTTCCCTGATATAGTTCGTATAATAATCGACCTGTGCTTCATAGCTGCTGATCTGGTCATCATGGTCCGTGGAAACCCTGGCATAGCCCGCTACTCTCCGCTTCTTCCGGCTGTTAATCGGAGCCGCCGTATAACGGCTGATGGTGGCCGGGATGGCCCTTACTGTCTTTGCCACTTTTCTCTGCTCTCCTTTCTCCGTGCCTTGGAACGTCGCTTGGACGGCGTAGGCGTATAAGAAATCTCTTTTGTTCTCCCACTTTTGAAATGGACAGTCAGGCAGTCTGGCTTTCCGGCTTCGATAGATTCCACTTTCTCCCGGAATCTATCCTCATCAAAGTTCTCTAACCCCATGGCCTCTGCGGCCACACGCTTCAGGTCATCTTCCCGGATGCTGACCGATTCACATTTGCCGCCTTTGCTGCATCGCCAATAAACAGGCCTGTCATGCTTCGTTTTGCACCGCCGGAAAGAGGATCCGCACAAGGCGCACCGGACACGTGTCGTAAAGGCGGAGAACCGTGTTCCCTTGCCATTGGCCATGTAGTTTTTCATCCATGCCCTCTGGCGATCCTTATACTCATCGGTCCAGCAATCCTTTTTCGCCGTTGATACCCAGTGCCGGATAAGCTTCTGTCCGTTTTTCATACAGAAAACCATCACGTGGTATTCTGGCACTACTATCTTTTCGACCTGGTCAAGGAAGGCCTGCTCATCGAAATCATCCAGGCCTAGGACTTCTGTACTCTCCTTTACAAGGACTGCATGCGGGATACTTCCTTTTGCGCCGCAATTCCGGCCTTTCAGCTTATGGGAGCCACAATCCCAGAATTCTTCAAAGCCCCGGTCTGTGCGGCGATTGTGCATATAACTCCGACCGCAGATGCCGCATTTGATTTTCCCCGTGAAGCAGGTCGTATTCAAGGACTTATTGGCCAGCGCCCCCAGTTCCTTTCGCCGCGCCATCTCCTGCTGCACGTAATCAAAGGTTTCCTTGTCGATGATAGGCTCATGCGTATTTTCAACATAATACCTAGGAAGTTCTCCCCGGTTCTTCTTCCGCTTCTTGAGGATTGGATCCGTCACATATTCCTTCTGGAAAAGCATATTGCCGGTATAGGTAACATTGGTCAGGACAACCCTGATGTTGGAATCCATCCAGCGGCGGCCATTCCGGGTCGTGATGCCTTCGGCAGCAAATTCCCGTTCGGTTTCAAGACGTGACTTGCCATCCAGGAAATTCTGGAAGATGCGTCTGACAACAGCCGCTTCCTTGGGGACTATCACCAGGGTATCCCCTTCCCAACGATACCCGTAAACACGGAACCGCCCGTTAGGATTCCCCTGCTCAAATCGTTTCTTCACTCTCCATCTGACATTTTCGCTGATGGAACGGCTCTCTTCCTGGGCGAAGGAGGCCAGGATGGTCATCATCAGCTCGCCGTCCCCGCTCATGGTATGGATATTCTCTTTTTCAAACCAGACTTCGACGCCTAGCTCTTTCAAATGCCGGACGGTACGCAGAAGGTCTACGGTGTTGCGTGCGAAGCGCTGGATGGACTTGGTCAGGATGATGTCTATCTTCCCGGCTTCGGCATCTTCCAGCATCCGCAGGAATTCCTGCCTCTTCTTCATCCCCGTCCCAGAGATGCCATAGTCGGCATAGACCCCGGCGTATTCCCAGTCCGGGTTCTTCTGGATGAGGCTGCTGTAATAACTGACCTGCGCCGAAAGGGAATGGTGCATCCGCTCCGATTCCATGGATACGCGGGCATAGGCTGCGACTTTCTTTCGCTGCTTCAAATTTGGTATGCGTCGTTCAATCTTACGGATAGTCCGCATAGAATCAGCTCCTTTCGACACTATATATCACTCTGTTTGATACAATTATCAAGTGTATAAGTCCCCGGAAAACGGCGGATAGCGGCGGATCATCTCCTGCACGAAGTCCCGGTACTCCTTCCCGGTGATGAGCTTTTCGGCCAGCATCCGCCTTGCCAGATGCATCACCACCTGGAAGGCTGTTTCATTTTGAAACGACCTCTTATCCATGGCGGACACCTCCGAACCGGTATGCAATATAGCAGGCATGGGAGCAGAACTTCCGATGGCTGTTGCCATAGACGGTGAATTCCTTCCCGCAAGTCGGACAGGTATAGGTGTAGACTGCCTTCCGCTTCACCAGCTCCAGATGTGCATTCCACCACTTATTCCGACAGGCATCGCAGCAGAACCTTTTCCGCTTCCGCCCCGGATTCTGCTCAATCGGCTTTCCGCACTGCTCACAGACTGAGTCTGCCGACTTCGCCACCAGGCCGTGCCGTCGGCAGAACGACTTCACCGTGTTGATAGAAATCTGGAGCCGCGCCGCTATCCTGCCATACCCCGCCCCATCCCGGCGCAGGACAATAATCTGTTGTTTCTGTTCGCCCGTCATCATGATGGACACCTCCTGAAAATTTGGTCTTCAGGAGTAATAGGACAAAAAGGCTATCGTTAAGTACTTTTTAAGACAAAAAAATGGATGCCCATGATGAGCATCCTAATATTTCCATATTATTTTAATTTCCATTTAGTCCTTGACCATTCCTTTTTTGATGGCATCCACTCTTTCCTGCCTGGGCCGGAAATACTTTTCTTCTGCCGCCTTCCGGGCTACGATGGCATCATCCAATTCCGTATACAACCCCAAGGAAATCTGCTTCCGGTTCACCATGATGTAGGCGTAATATTTCTGCATATTTTCCCGCCAGCACACCCCGGTATGCCCGGAACGACTATTCCGATTAGTTCGCCTGTCCAGATAGGCAGGAGACAATCCTGCCTGATGAATCTGGTTCATGATTTTCTGGCCTTTCTCCCGTCCTTCCTGTTGTCCCGGGGAGGAATTTTCCGCCCTACGGCAACCACAGGAACGACTGTGACCATACAGCAAATCAATGATACTAACTCTTTTGGTTTTTCCACAGATGCACCGAACCAGGGCCGTCCGCTGCCCGCTTTTGCTTCTCTCTGCATCCGGATTCAGAACAGTCCAGTATCCGAACTTCTGCCCCTTGTGCAGTTTGAGTTTGATGGGGTGTAATTGTACTTTCGGACTGGCTAGGTATTCCTGAACAGCCTCATCCGACACCATCCACCCGGCAGAAGTTTTCTTTCCTTTGATTCTTCCTCTTCGAAGCAGATAGCAAACATTGCTTTCCGTACAGCCCAGAATTCTGGCGATTTCGGTTACACGGCTCATATAAACACCTCTCTGTACAGCTTACTTATCTTCCGCAGTATTCGCAGACTGTATCCACGCACTTCTGCAGATCTTTCTTGATGTCACTTTCCCAGAAACGAAGGACGAGCCAACCCATATCGGTTAGTTCATCATTGACATCCCTATCCCGTTCCACATTCCGCTTCAGCTTTTTCTGCCAGTATTCCTTGTTAGAGCCAATCTGTTCTCCGGGATGTTCTCTATGCCCCTTGGCATGCCAAAAGTCGCCGTCAACAAAGATAGCGATATGGCAGCGAGTGATGGCAATGTCCGGCGTACCAGGAAGTTTCTTATAGTTCTTCCGATACCGCAGGCCACGGTGCCAGAGTGCCTTTCGCAAAAGGATTTCTGGTTTGGTGTCCTTGCTGTGGATATGGCTCATAACCTTATGGATTTGCTCTTTTGAAAGAACCATTGTCACCATCCCTATCATAAATTCAACTTGTCAAATATTATAAAG